ACCCGAACTTCACCAGCTTTTCCCGGAAATCCCGCATGAGTGTGCGCTCAGCATCAACCCTTGCAAAGAACATCGAGCAAAAACCGGCGGTGTCCAAGGTCTCATGCCGTTCAAGAACAACGGCACAACCTGCGGATGCAAACTGTTCCTTGGTCGGGACATGTCCGCGGATTGCGAACAGTCCGTCATCACCCTCGACAACGGCGTCTTCCACGAGACCACCAAACCGGTCGGTAATGAAACTGACCAGGATGAGGTTCGTGATGCCATTGCCGAGGCTCGTGCACGTTTCACCTGACATGCGGCAAGCTGGAATAGTGAAGCGGGCATACTTGCCAGTCAACTTCTGCTTGCTTGTAGCCACACGCCGGTGCACACGCAGGAACGCATCCGCCGCATCCGACCCGAGCGGCTTGAGCATGTAATCATAAAACGGCAATTCAATGCATTTCTGCACCTGCGCGTTTGCATGAAGCTCAAACGACGAAAAGTCGCTCCCGAGGATCGGCAGACCTAGCTCTTGCAACCGGTCGATGAAAGCTGGACGGCCTTCGACCGGGACGTGCTTGACGAAGAACTTCGAGCTGTAGACAGATTCTTCGATCAGTGAGAACCATGGGCCAGAAAAGCACTTGTATGCGTCAGACCGAGACACAATAGCGCGAGGAAACTTAGGTTTCTCATAAGCCTCGTGCTTGACAAATGCTTTACAGCGAAAGTCTTGCTTCTTCAATCGCTGTTGGCGTCGTTCAAGCCACAGTTCACGGAGCTCACTTTGCCTAGACTGCGGATAGGTGCTATGTGACAGCCAGTAGGAAAAGGGCGCCGTTTCGCCCGCTGCGAGCCTTCGGTGGAGCGCTTCACGATGGACGGGCGTGAAGTGCTTCCGGAAGAACATGCGCGCGTAGCGGGCGAGCCTTCGGTAGAACTGCGGAATAGTCGGCGTGGGTAACTTGACGACTAACCGTTCGCGGACAGCAGCCGACAAGGCTTCCTTGTGCCAAGGGTCTGGAATCAGGGGCGCGAGCCCCGGCACAATCCACCTTTCGGACATCGCGACCGCGACTGCCGGTGTCGGGTTCGTCGGCGCAACAATGCTACGTTCCTTGTACGCTAACTTTGCGGGCTTCGGCGGGATGGAGAAGTATCCCTGTCTGTAGCCGAAGAGCACAGTATGCGTTGAACGCAATGTCTCAGCTCGTTGCGCGATCAAAAACCCTGGATCTCACACGCGGCAATGAACACCTGCAGAGTACCATGCATAACCAACGCACTGATATCGGCAGGAATGTTCAAGTTCTTGGAATCGTTCTGCATCTTCATGGAAACCGCCGTCATGTCGATAGCACCCATCTTGACGGAGGCCCACTTCAGGCACCCATCCAAAAGAGGGACACACACGACTCGCTCAAAGTAACGGCGTCGGTGCAGAGCGTGGGCCATGCACAATAGATCGTCCCGCACGTCGACCGGCCCACGGTCGGCGTGCACACGCTGGTCGAACTTGCCGGTGCCCAACCGGCCCGAATCGATCCACAGCAGAGACGACCCATATTCGAGCGGAATGTAACGGTCATTCCGGTAGACAATGCCATCTCGTGGCCTGCCACCTTCGAAAACCCACTCCGCCCGAGCTGGCGTCATGTACCGCAGCAAGCACACGACGCCATAAAGTGCACACAATGCCACCAG